AATCCGTGGACGGACGTTAAATCGTCCGTATTGAGACGTCTTTCGCTCAATACGGACTCTGCAACCCGGCGAAAAACGGCAGGGTTTACCCGATAAGTCAGGTAATCGAGTTGCTCCGCGAGACTTGAAAAACCCTGAACGGTGGTCAGTTCGTCCGTGGTGATAATTCGTTCGTCCAGCAAATCCTCGATCAATTCACGAAGGTTTATTGGTTCGAGAGCAATTATTTTGGCTGCCATCCAATTTAGCATATCCGCCAAATTTAGAAAGCCTTCGCCAACGGTTATGCTGTCTGCCCCGACCGATAGCTCTTGCTGTGATCGCTCAAGCAGGCCGGCCAAAAGGGCCGTTAAGGCGTCATCGTTTAGCCGAGAAACCATCCACTCCAGAAGTTCTAACAGGGTAAACCCGTCCAAAACTTCCATCGATAGGATCTCATCGACCGAAAGGACCCTGTCTTTGTTTTCGCCGGAAAAGCCGGCACCCATTAATCCGCTCATTGGTCGTTCTCCGGGCTAAAAGAGCGTATACGATAATAGCTATTCTCGTTTATTTTTAGGCCCTGCAAAACGCCCTCTCTGTCCATGTCCGGTTTATTGTCCAGCGTTTCTACAGACACCTTTAAACGGCTGTTTGTAATGGGGTTAATAAGACGCAATTTCCGAAATGCGTCAAGTCCAGCGTAAAATGTTTCTTTGTGACGTTGTAGCAGGTTGCTGTCTCGCCCTTTGTAAAGCTCTAAGAAATATAAAACGCCAGAAATAACGGCGGCGACATGTGCCTTTATAGACGTATCAAAAGCCTGGCCCACGACCCGATTAAATTCGCCTTCAGCGTCCTCATAGGACCCATCCAAAACGTCTTGGTTTACCGTGGCGGTAACTCCATCGTCCCTGGTAAGCTGGGCCAGGATTTTAGTAGAAAACCTAAGTTTTATTAGCGCGTCGAGTGTCGCCATTTTCCGGATCCATTGCCGTATGGGTTTCCCCGTGTTTTTTGCAAAATTTCTCGCTACCGTTAGCGAAATTTTTGCAGTCCGTGCCTTTTTCTGTTGTCGCGGCGCAACGTGTCCGGCCCGTACGGTTTTTCGGGTCTTTTCCGGTGTTAGCTTGTATCATGGCGTCTGTGGCCATTGTCGCCAAATCTTCGGATTTTTTGGGGTTTAGGGTAATAGGTTTTAAAGGCTCCGCTTTCCGGGCCGATTCTACCGGCTCCAAAATCAAATATTTGTCCGCGAAACCTCTTAACTCTGGAAGATTTTCAGGGCGGCGTCCGTCTTCTGACTCTGGATCACTTACCCAGCGAACAGTGTCGCGCCGATAGATTGGCGTTAATTTGGCCCGTTCGCGTACCGCTTCAGCTTGTGACGGGGTAATCAGATATCGCATTTGTTTCAACTGATACCGCTTACCCTCATTTCCCATTTCGGACGCTTCAGCGGGTATTAAGAATTTAGGCGCCTGGACCACGACGGTAGTAAAAGAAAAGTGTACGATATTTGCGGGGCAATCGTCCCTCAAAGCGCATATATACTCTTTTTCTACTTCTCCGGGTAAAGCGGCCGGCCACGACTGTGGAGTTCGTGTGTCTTCCTGCACGGTGACAATATCATGTTCTATTGCCACCGGCTTCGTATATCTGTTGTCGTCGTACACTAGTTGTTTACCTTAATAATGCTCATGGGAGCGAAGGGCGCGAAGCCACAGCGAACATAAGCGAGCATAGAGTGTACACCCTTGTCACGCGCAACCGAAGAATTTAACTGGTCTTCCATTACCTGCTGGAGCGTCTCCCGCTCCACGTATGCGAAAGGCTTCAAATACGGGTGATTTATCATCACGTACCAGTCGTTTGAGGCCGTAGAAAGGCGCTGGTTTATCCACAGGTTAAACTTCTTGTACACCACATTGTCAGCAGCGGTAACGATGGCGGGATTAACGGCGCCTAGTTTTTGCTCCTGAGCTTCCGTAAAAACCTGCGTAAGCTGTGTAGGAATGACCACTGTCATGTTTGTAAAAGAACACTCTTCATCTGAAAAAAACGGCTGCGTTCGAGTTGTGTCCTTGAATTGCAGGAACCGGGTGCGAGCCCTAAAAAGGTCCTGGATAATGGAAGCGGAGCTTCCAGTACCGTTTCCGGTTAGGATGTTACCCCCCGTGACTGCGTACCTCGAATTTGCGTCGCCGTCTGTAGTGCTAAGAAGGGCAGCCCCATCGTAGGCGTTTTGAAGCGAGGGTAGGGTTGAGGCGGTTGCCTCGAGATATTCCTGCACAAAAATATCCTTGAGTTGCTCAAAGCGCCTGACCATCTGCTGAACGTGCGGACTTAAATCTTTTAAGGTATCATCATCCTCATCCCACTTTAGCCATGAGAGAGACAATTCATAGTTCTGATGAAAAATTGTCATCAAGCGATCACGGAAAACCTGGCGCTGTCTTGCTACCCCATATGGCCAATATTTTACAATTGGAATACTTTCCTTCACGCTTGCTTCATATCTTCGTAAGGTCGTAGTAATGCGACGCAAAAAAGGCTCGCTCTCGCTCTGATAATCGACGAAACGGTTGCGGTAAATTTCCGCAAAATCGTCCGACAACCCCAGGCGCAGAGAATTGGTGTTAGAGATAACAGCCATATTTATGCTCCTAAGATGTTTTCGATGTCGATGTAAAAACGGGCTGAGCCAGTTTGGGACGCGGTAAACCCGGTTCCCGAAGCCACAAGCTCAATGTCCAAAAGGTCGCCGTCCGAAAAAGTGTTTGCGGCGGTCGGCACGACCTGGGTAAAGACTCCTACATCCGCCTGTAAATCCATATCTCCAAATGCGATTGTCCAGGTCGGGTGCGTAATATTGGTCCCACCTATCTCTGCGGTTAGCGTCTGAGAGCCCGCGGTGATTCCTGCGTCAAACTCTTCACACAGAAAACCGACGGCAACAATTTTGCCGCGGCCCCATAGCTGATAGCCGGTAACAAGGTTGATAGCCGCGGTGCCTTCTAATCCCACACTGTCCACGCGCCCAATCCATTCACGGCGTTTAGTGCCGCCTGCGAGTCCCAAAATTGCGGACTGCGGGAAATCAAAAACATATACGTCGGCCGTGGTGTTTGTCGTGGCCCGAGATTTTCGGACCACAACGCCCATAGGAGCCGCGTCGTCGGAGGGTCTGGTCAGGGTTAACGTGTTGTTGAAAGTCGCAAAAACTTGGCTACCGATATCCGAATAAGCGGATACACCGGTGACGGTTAAATCTTTTACAACCCCACCGCCGAGGACGGTAACCCCTGGGTCGGCTTCTGTTGCGTTATTCGTGCCGGTAAAAGGTGCGGACGTTTCGAGAGCGGCGTTCTGAGTGTATCCGACGGGGAGAAGCCCTGAGGCGTCTTCGGCGTTTTCAACTAGCCCGGTATCAATGTCAAGGCTGGTCCAGCCCCCGGGAATCATCACCTCAGCGTTTTTGATTTTCCAATTCTGCAAAAAAATGTCCATGCGCTGAAAGCTGCGGTCCTGCGCTACGGTGGTGTCGGCCATTTATAGGCTCCTTTTTAAAATGGTGTTTTTTACATTTTCTGAAAAAGTTTTGCAGAGCCTACTGCGGCTTTCGCAAATTTTTCAACGGTGCCAAATCGTTGCACCATATCGCAATTTTCTCCAAGCTCGGACACGGTATCATTCCAATCTTGATATGCTTTGCATACTAAGCCCTTGGTTTCTTCACTGGCACCTGCGTATTCTTTAAGCCAATTGGGAGTGTCTCGACCACTTCCACGGGCGAATGTAACGGCCGGGTGGTCCTCGGGGGGAGAGCTAAGAGCGACCACTTCTTCCAGAAAGAGCCTGGCCGCTCCGATTCCGCCCTTTTGGTGGTACCGTCTCGCTCGCTGAAAAGTTGCCACGACGTCGATGTCATGGCCAGCCCGAGAGACTTGGTTGATTTCGCTTTTAAGCTGCGCAAGTTCGTTTTCCCTGGCCATATTGGCAGCCTGTTTTTTGTTTTGGCGGTGCAAGGACTCTACTTGTTTTTTGAGTCCTTCAACCTCTTTTGCGAATTGCATAGAGTCCCCTTTTTTTGTGTTTTTTTGCATAACTCGAGAGACCGGATCGGCTAGCCCCTCTTCCATATACGTATCTTCTTCTTCATCTCCCTCGAGATATTCCATAAGATTTTGGAGCATGGCGTGGATTTCGCTAATTTTATCGTCGCCTTCTTCCATGGGTTCTTCTTCCATGGGCTCTTCTTCCATGGGTTCTTCCATGTCCGGCCCTTCATCCATTGGGACGTCTCCCGGAAATTCTTCTTCTTCCTCATCTTGATATTTCATGCTGCGTTCGGAGCCTTCTCTGGCGTAATCATCTTTCCCAGATACGGGGTATCCGGCTTTTTGTAGGGCGGTTTCAATCAGCATCGCCTTTGACTCGTTAGTTCCACCTTGTCCAGAAAATTCTCGCTCCAAGTTTTGTCTTGCTGAAATAACATCCGCACCTTCTTGTTTTTGCCGCATTGCGGAATTGTACATTTGCCCCACAATTAAGGACGATCCTGTCCCCATAGATTCCAGCTCGCCCGGAAATTGATATTTAATGGTCTTATTTTTACCCATACTTTTATCTCCCTGAAATTTTGCCCAGGTTTTGGAAAAAGTTACAGCCAGGGAACCACGCAACGTTACAGGCGCCCGGCGGAATTTGATTTTTTGTGACTGAAAAAACGTTGCCGGTTTCCCCTCTGGCGCCAGCATGGGAAAAGGAAAGTGTGCCTCACGGGATTGCAATAGCGCCAAGCTCGATATTTCGTCATGGGGGGGCAGTAATTCGACCGACCTATTCGGGAAAGTTAAATCACGGATAGCCTGAAAAACTTTTGGTTTAACTTCCACCATGTCGGCGTACATTTTTGGCCCGTCATCGTCATATTCTATGCGCAAACCGTTCAAAAATCCAACGTTCGGCTGATTTTTTGTCCCGCCGTCCTCCTGGTGTCCAATGTGTACAACCGGGTAAACGCCCCTCGCAGCCTTAGCCTGGAATTTTTTGACGGCGCCTTCCATCCAGTTTTCATCGATTGCAAAATCTAGCTGGTCTTTGTCTCCCGCTTCCACGGGGGCGAAAACTTCCACGCTGAAAATGGTAAATTTCCCATTCGGTTGCCGGGTCCATGAATATTCTTTTGCCAGGCGCAACCCCTGGCCGCGTTCGGCGTCTATGCTAGCCATTATATATCCTTTCAACTGGGCTATTCTCAAATCCAGGGTCAGGGTGAGCGGTGTCTGGCCATTTCGGAGGAAAAAACCGACCGTCATTATTAATATGCCCCATGCGCCGAGCCTCCATTTTTGTTATTGGCCGGTCAGTGCATCTCTCGTTATAGCCCCAGGGGAGCGAAAAATATCCGATTCCTCTGTCGTCCCAATCTGGATCTAACGACCAAAGAAGCCCGTCTGCGGCTTCGTGCGACTCGCGCGCGCTACCGTCCCTTACAGACAAGCGCTTGAACCCCACAATATTCGTCCCTTTTGCGGCGGCGATTCTCCCGGCTGCGTAAGCGGTCGAAAGGTTTGTACGAAAAATTGTGGACATGGAAGCGCGGAATTTTGGCCAATGTTCGGGCGCCTCTTTTATCCAATCATTCTCGCTTTTTCCATCGGCCATCGCGGATCGCAAACTCTCCTGGACCTCCCCCAAAACCTTCTGGTGGGACTCGCCAGCAATCGAAAAAACGGCGTCGCTATTGTAGGCTTTTTGGACGTCCAAATAGTTGTCCTTTATAACGGGCAGGCGCCCAGCCCACTCTTTAATTAGCTCATCGTAACGTTTTTTAAAACCGATTGAAGCCCTGGCCGTGACGGGTTCTAGAATATTTGACGCCGCTTTTTTTGCTGGTACGGTTTTTTTACCCTTCTCGAGTTCAAGGCCGGTTTCCTCAATTAATCTCCATTGCTCCTCGGGGGGCAATATTTTGAACATCTCCCACCGCCCCCGCAAATCCACCTCGAGTTGGGCGAGTATCAATTCTTCGTCCATTTTTTGCAGTAGCTCTTGAATTTTCAGGGTTTTTCCCTTTCCGACGGCGAGCAACAATTCTTTTCCGAGCGAAGCATATGCACGGCGGACTCGGGCCAAACTATCCGCTCGTCTCCGCTCCCTGCGGTCGGCTTTTCCTCTCCGTGGTCGTCTTGCAAATCCCACGGTTCCTCTTGAAAAGGGAATCCACCGCCGCCGCCTCCCGGGGCGGCTGGTTTTATTTCGCTCCAATCAAGGAGGTCGTCGGCATCTTTTTCGTTCGGCATGGTAAAATTGAGAGATTCGTACACCTCTGACTTTTTTAGATTTATCCCTGCTTGCATGGCAAATTGTAGGCGCTGTATGCTGTCGCTCTGGCCTTGTCCGCCGCCCTGTTGCTCTCTGGTGTCCCGAATTTTAAATTTTAGCTGACCGCTTTCTGGGATAGGGAGGTCCAGTGCCATAAAAGTGCTTTTATTTCGCTCGATGAATTCCCCGACCAAATCGCGGGTGAAAACCTCTTCGAGCCGGGAGCGGTGATATATTACCACGGCATCCGTAGCGGATGCGTGCTGTTTTGCTTGTGCGTAGCTTCCTACCCCATCCCCTTGCTGTGTGGCCAACGTGCCGCCGAGAATAAGCGTGGTTATCTGTTTGTCTAAGTAAGCAATAAACTCGCCAAGCGTTCGATCCCCGGAGCCACTTACCTCTTTTATGTCGATATCGTGGAGTTCTTTGTCCACGGCGATAACGTGACGGCTTCTCATTTTCTCGAGCACATCCAGAAATTCAGTGAGAACGGTTGACACGTTTTGAAATGCGTCACCAGATCCAAGGTCGGTCGAATCCAAAACGCCCGATAATGTGGACAGCTTCCCGATAACCCAGGGCTCGCTAAATCTCTCAGCAATTGAAGCCCGATATTGCAGAAGGTTAGCCTTTATGAAAAGAATGGTGTACAACACTTCTCCAAAGCCCCGCCCGTAACCGGCTTGCTGTTCTTCGTGGCTGCTAAAATACCAGAGAAAGTCCTGATAGTTGGGGGCTTTTGTGCCTTTTCGTCGGTCGCCAATAATAAGATACTGATCTACTTCCAGGCTGTGAATTGTCCAATACCACGCCATCCGGTCGTCATTGGCGGGGTTGCGCTCGAGGCGTAGGCGGCGCCAGTCAACTTCGCGCAAGGATATTGGCACGTCCCAAATTAGTTTATAGCCGACTTCCCCAAGGCGGAGCAACTTTTTTTTGAATGTTTTTCGCGATATCATCATGCCGTATAGCGCGCCCCAGGCGAGCGACCGCCGGCCGTGCATAAAGTCGCGAATCTGCTTTAATGCGTCCTCTACGATAGCTGCCACAGGTTGGAACTCTTTATCTTCAGTTTCTATTGCCCAGTCCCCCCCGGCGGCCAAAAGGGAAAGGTATTGCATTGCGTGCTGTACAGCATAATCCTGGCTCGCGGCCTCGTACGCTTCATATAGCCTGTCCGGTGGCAGTATATATCCCCGGTACAATCCGGTACGTTGGCGCAAATCTTGGACATAACGAGGGATATGCTGTATATGCGCCATTTTATCGTGACGCCTGGCAGCGTCTAGGGTCCCCTTGTATCCTAGTTTATTCATTTTCGTTTTCCGCGCATCCCTGGCGCAACGTTAAGTTTTAGGTATCTTTCTAGCTCACAAACCCCATATCTTAGAGCGTCCATAGCGTGGCTATATTTCCCCAGAGGTTCCTCTTTTTCGTCACGCCCACTTTCGGCGCGGCTGTCTGGCCAGGCGTAGTTTTGAAATTCCTCTATAGTGTACGGACACCGGCCCCTGTGCACAAAAAGCCGGGGCTTCCCGTTCTCCCGGACTTTTAACAGGGTTTTTACAAGGTGTAGCCCTTGGCGGAATCCCCTCATTTGCCTCTTAATTCCGGGCATTTCGAGACGGTTTTTTATACATGGCACGGTAGGGACGCCATGACGCCGTAGCGTGGCCCGGTCCTCTGCGTCGTGATCCGCAACCGTGGCCAGGATTCTATGTCCCTTCCATCGGTCCCGGATGTCAACGGCCAGGTCAGAGCACAGTTTTTCACGCTGATATATTTCATCGATCACATATATTTCGGCGTCGGGGGACAGTGCAAGCCAGAGACATGCGAATGGATTCGTGTAGCCAAAATCGATCGCCCGTATAATGGGCCAGTCTTCCCAGTTACGGGGTAGATCAGAGTCAACATATGTGTGTATTTTGTCCTGGAATTTATACACCCGGCCCTGGGCGTGTACAAACTGCCCTTCGTATTGCTCCGCGAATACGTCACAATCAAGCTCACGTTTTGCGGCCTCCCACTCTTCAAGCTCAAAGGTGGGGTTATCTAAGGTTGTAAAGGACCATGATGCCCAATCGGGCCACTCTGGCGACTGGCCTCTAGAATAGAAATCTTGAACCCAATTAACGCCGCAAGGGGTAGTGGGTAGTATTAGACGCCCCTGGCGGCTTCCTAATCGGGCGCGTAGATATCGCTCCCAAACTGAATGTTTGACTTGACTGGCCTCTGATATGATGAGCCAATCTAGCTCCTCCCCCAGAAGTGACGCAGGGTGATCCGCGCTTTTGACCTCGGCGGTTGAACCCCACGGAAAGCTAATTAGGCCGTCTCCAGTTTTTACGCTGTCTCTAAATTTTACAGCATTTTTTATTAATCGTAACGTTGCGAGGTCATCAATGAGATACCTCCACTCTTTTTCAGCTAGAGAGTAGGTGGGCCCGACAATCCATCCCCTGGTGTTAGGGCGTAAAAGGTCGGGAAGGACGTCTCGAGCGGCGGACATGGATTTGCCGAAACGGGAGCCAGCAACGAGGATTTTAAAACGAGCGTTTGATTGGTGAAACTGCCATTGCCCCTCACTAGGCATATAGCCTAGAGAGCTAAATAGCGAGCCGATTCCTCGCGTGTCTTGTAGGTCAATGGTTGCGGTTGTCATTTTACCACTTCTGTTTTCCCATGTTTCGCAGTTCTTGCAGAATTCGATTTATTTCTTGGTCTTCCAGGTAAGAAAATTTTCTTCTTATGTCGTCAAACATAGAATAATCAAAATCTTGCCCTTTGTATTTTTCTGGATTAGCTACAAGCATGTCATGTGCTGCGTCAAGGGGGTGTTGCAGGTTTTCCGGAAAGCCTTCCATGGGCATAATTCCAAATTTCACAGGCTTCCGATTATTCAAGCAAAACGTAATATTCATTTCTTCGACCTCCTTAAAACCCTCATTTTACCATTACTAGCCGACAATATTTTTTTCAATTCTCGCGCATAATCTTCGGGCGTCATGTCGCCTTTTAAGGTGATTTTCTCACAGAACTCCTCGGGGGCCGCAGCCTTCAGGGCAAAAAAAAGTGACGATTGGTAGCGGGGATCGTCTGGGGCCTTCTCCCAGCATTCCACGAGTTTTCCTCTCATCCTCTCTAGCCGTTTTCGACTCCTCTTTTTTGTGGCGTCTTTTAATTTAGCTGCGAGAGCTTTATCTTTATCGATAAAACTATAAACGGTGTGCTCGCTTGAGCCTGCCATGCGGCATGATTCCACAAAATTATATCCCTCGGCAATGTTTTCGATAACAAGTAGCACACGGTCTTTAGGCTCGCTAGTCCGTCTTTTATTATTCGCCTTTTTTGCGGTGGGCATGCTATTTGCCTCTTGCCTTTTTCTTGTTTTTGGTAAACACACACGCTTTCAAGTTTGGGGTTTCTTTTTGAAATCCAGTTTTTTGCTGTAACTCTCTAATGCTCCTTGAGTTGTCACGAACAAATTGAGAGTTTGAGTTTGCCTGAGAGTCTAAAATTTTTAGCCTTCTCTCAATGGCCTCTATTTTTATAACCAAATCTCCAATGTCCATTTATTACCCCTTCTCTCTCATCTTTTTAGCCCACTTTTTTAACTTTCCACTATCCCACATCTCTTGAAACTTTCGCGCATGTTCCTCGATCCACACCTTTTTTCCGCTAACATTACGGTAGTGGCCAGCCACACTCCCGTCTCCCCCTCCTTGTTCTGGGGCTGGAGTCTTTTTAATCTTGCTGGATATTTTATGGGCAAGATCATCGATTACTTTCTGATCGTATTGTCCCTCCCCAACTCGGTTAAAGTCTGGATGTTTTCGTATTTCGTCCACAATCCCTTTTCGCGTTATAGCCCCGGCCGACGATCCCTCATAGGCGTTTACGACATCTCGTATAATGTTTTGCATATACGATTTATCGCGTGACTCATCCGGGTTATACGTCCCCAAAGACATCCCCCTGGCTATTTCCCCGCCATATTCGCCAAGCTGTTGGCGGAGGTCATCAAAAAGGCCGAACTCTAATCGCCCGGTGCCGGGTGTGTGGGAGCCGGCACCGGAATATATAGAGGAGGATTTATATTTTTTCTTTTTCCCTGTTTGGCCAACACCTATTCGTAGAGAATTTTGGTTTGATGCGACGGAAAACTTGACGCAGTGCGTTATATTTGTTCGATCATTCATGAGTGTTGACCTTTTCGTAGAAATTTCTATTAATAGGATAACATATTATGAAACATGAATCAAACAAAAAAAATGCCTCACCGATTTATCGGTGAGACATTAATGGGCCCGAGTGCTAGCACACTCGAAACCCCACACAAAGACTTAACTCTTTAGATGTTTATTGTAACCCCTCTATGTCTCCTCACCACACGGGATGCCCACCACCACGCTCCCATGTGGACACTGTCCCTTTCGTGTTCATTTCGCGCAATCGGTCCAAATTCCGCCTCTACCGCGAATTTAGTATCCGCTTTTGTCCCTTTTCCTTTCCATTCCGCTACCGGAACCCCTCGAAACACGATCCCAGAGGCCACACAAACCCCTTGGATAGCGCCCACGATCATGGAAAGGCCCATGAGAGCGGCCACGTTCTTTCCGTCCCGTGTCCAGGTTCCTGGAATTTCCACCACGGCCTCCTGGTATCCTTCAGAGATTTGCAGAAACTCCCAGGCTATTTTTTGGACACGTCTTTCACCATTTACTTTCCCGGTCTGTATGGTTAGACACTCCACCGGGTTTCCATTCACCCATTTTGTTATTCCGGTTTTCGCACCGGGATCGATTGACAGCCATCTCACGATTTAGCCTCCCACTTTTTTTTCCCCCTCATTCTAGGCGCATTCGGATAAAACTCTCGAACGATATCCGCCGCCTTTTTTAGCGAAGCGAAGAAGGAGGAGGAGTAGGCGTCGGAGTAGGCGGAGTAGGCGGCGTCGGCGGCGGAGTAGGCGGAGTAGCCGGCTTCGGCGTCGGCGGCGGAGTAGGCGGAGTAGGCGGCTTCGGCGGCGGCGTCGGCGGCGTCGGCGGCTTCGGCGGCGGCGTCGGCGGCGGCGTAGTAGGCGGGGGCGGTGGCGTAGGCGGCGTTGGCGTTGGCGTTGGCGGCAGCGGTGTTGGCGGCGGCGGCGTAGGCGGCGGCGGCGGCTAGCCTTACCTCCTCAAGAGTCGCCCCCTTATTTTTCGCCCAGTTTT